TACGCCATCAATAGCATCACCAGCTTCTAATCCATTTGTAAGATTAACATTAGCTGTGGTTGCTACTTCAGCAATAATTCTTGTTCTAAGACCAGCAACAGCTTCATCAACATAACTTTTAATAGCTACATCTGAATTATTAGAAGGGGTTGATAATCCTGTAATAGAACCACCACTTATTGAGACTGTTCCTGAATTTTGGACTGCCATTGTACCAAGACCTAAGTTTGTTCTTGCTGTAGAGGCTGAAGATAAATCTGATAAGTTTGAAGCCTTTACTACTTTAGCATCTAATTGTGTTTGCACATTAGAAGATACAGTATTGATATGTTGAAACTCTGTGTTTGTAACTGATCCATCACCAATCTTAATAGCATCTATTCCTGTCGCTACTTGATTGTTTGCTACTGTTCCTGTTAAAGCACTAGCTGGATAACTAGTTGCGTCTTGTAAGTCAAAAGCTGGAGTTGCGTCAGTACCACCAAGAGCTAGAGATACACCACCATAACTCACTGATGAGTTAGTGAGGCTTGAGTTTGCTATGTTTGATAAAGTGTTAGATGAACCACTAATAGTTTTATTAGTTAGTGTTTCTGTTCCAGTCTTTGTCGCTACAGTGGAGTCTATAGCAAATGTTACATTGTTGCCTGACGCTGTGCTATCGATACCTGTACCACCTAGTAATCCTAAAGTCTCAGAATCTAGGTCTATAGCTATAGTAGAAGAACCATCGCTAATATCTAAGTCAGATAATCCTACTTGTTGATCTACATAAGCCTTAATGGATTGTTGGGAAGCAACCGCAGTAGCACTGTTAGATGACATATCATCTTCATCTTTAAATGCAGTACCACTTATAGCTGTGTTAATTACAGGGCTAGTAAGTGTCTTGTTTGTAAGTGCTTCAGATCCAGCTAATGTGGCAAAGTCATTATCAGATAAAGCTGTATTAAACTGAGCAGTTGTTCCTGTAAGGGTATTACTGCCTAGATTGATAGACTTATTTGATAAGGTGACTGTGCCTGAAGTGACAAATGCTTTTACAGATTGTTGAGAAGGAGGAAGAATTGCACTATCACTCGCCATGTTATCTTCATCGACAACAGGATTAGCTGGATTTGTAAAGACTGAACCGACATAAACAGAGACTGTAGTATCACCTGAATTGATTGTACCACTGTCAAATGTAAAAGTTACTGTCGTGTTCGGGGAGGAAAAAGAACTTGTTGCTATCTTACCAAAGATTGTTCCTGTGTTAGAACCAATAATCTTGACTCTACGACCTACATGGTAAGTAGATGTAATATTAGAAGCTACAGTTATGCTGGTAGCAGAGGCTCTAGTAAAAGTAGTCGTGCCATTAGAGTCACCTAGTAAGAACCACTCTTTATCATTCCATACTGATCTAACATCTTTAAGTTGTTCTCTAATAGCGTTATTAACGTCAGAGGGAGACATACCCTCAGAAATATTAACTCCATTAATAGCTGTATTGCTACTAGCTGTTGTACTATAATTTGATACTGTCATCTTAATATTCCTCTATTCTTTAGTGCATCACCTGATGCTCCACCTAGTAAACCTGAAGCTGTTGGTGTTATAGTGTTCATTCCTACTCTTGGAACTTGTAATAAACCTCTCACAGCAGGTCTGCCTATACCATAAGCAATTTCTGATGCTATTGTAGCAGGTGCGTATGCTAACGCTTTTACAGGATCAACTGAAATGTTACCTGTAATCAATCTACTAGCTGTACCACTGTCTGGTATAGCTCCTCCCATAACATCATCTGCTAATTGTGCTGTTTCTTTTAAAAAACCTTCACCTCTCGCTGTAGATTTTTTTCCAATACTCATATCATTTTGTTTAAGAGCATTTAAAAATTGTTTTGTAGAGAAAATCCCTTGTGTTCCATTAGCTTTATTAACTGCTTTTTGTATAGCACTCATACCGACTTGTGATTTATTTATGTTTGCAAGATTAGATTCAGGGTTAAATGCTTTTAAAATATTACCTGCATCTTTTTTAGCATTGTCAATTAATCTAGCTAGAAAAATATCTCCACCTTGTGATCTTTTGTAACTTGCAGATAATGCTGATAAATCTCTTTCTAATTCTTTAAAAGCAACACCACTCATACCTCCACCTTTTTCAGTTTTGGATTTTATAAGATTACCAATTTCTGCTAAAACTTTATTTTTATTAGCTGTGCTTGTGTTAGAAGTTCTAATAGATTGCGTAATTGTGTTTTTTAAAGAATTGACTGCACCACTATTTAAAGACACATTAGCTAATTCTTTATTGTAAGAGTTTTTCATAATATCGTCTGCATATTGAAATAACTCATTACCTTTTAAATTTTTTGGTATTAAAGAGTTGAACTGTTTATTAGACATTTTACCTATTGCTGGTTCTAATGCTTCCTTTATTACTGCTCTATTAAAATCAACTAATGAGGTTAATTTTGCAGTTTGTATTGGACTACCAACACCAACAAGAGAAGATGTAGATTGTTCTAGGTTCTGAATAACACCACCCATAACATTACCTTCTCCACCAAATGCTTGACCTTGTGTTAATCTAATGTCTTTTTTCATAAGTTCTTTTGCTTTTGCTGTTGTTTTAGGTAAAATTTTTGCAGTTAAACCACCTAAAGCACCACCTAAAGCACCACCTGCAACTGCACCAATGGCTTTACCTTCAGCACCTTCACCTGCTCCTGCACCATAAATTCCACCACTAACTGCACCAGTTTTCATAGCACTACCAACTTTACTTCCAGTAGTTGCACCTTTTGCCAATTTCCCAGCACCTTGAACTGCTCTAACACCTGCACCACCAAGTAACATAGTTGGAACTGATCCAGCTATTTCTGCACCATAGGCTAATACAGGATTGTCTTTTCTAAACTTATCTACTTTTGCTCTAACTTCATCAACTGCTTCCTTGTATGTTTTGTCTTTACCTATAGATTTAAAAACAGCTTCTATTTCATCAGCAAATCCAAATGTTAAACCTTGTGCTACAGCTCTTGTAACATTACCTGTTGTAGATGATTCGCCTACGTTGTCTGATCTAGTATTATTTTGTTCGCTAGGTTTATATTGATTTTTTATTTCTGCAATTTCTGCTAAAATCTCATCTCTAGTTGCCATTATTTTGTTTCTCTTTCAAAGTTTTAAAGTAAAGATCTAAATCTTTTGGATCTGTTAATGTGGTATGGTCAAATCCTAATATTTCTTCTAAGGTCATATCAGGAAAATTTTTATATCCCGTTTCAAACGCTACATCAGCACTCAATAGATCAATTTCTTCAGGTGAAAATTCTATACGATCTTTAGATTTATATCCTCTTGTTCCATACTCATTTTCAACTGCAATATTATGATCTTCTAAGTTTAAATCGTAATTTGTTAATTTTTCGCCAAAGATATATGATATTGCTTCTTGTACTCTATAAGGATTTTGAAGTGCATCTATATCACCACCTAAATACTCAATGATTCTTCTAGCATCTTGTTCTGTTAAGACACCACCACCAACTACTTCTTTTCTTGACGATCCAAGTAGTCCTTGTAGTTGTCCTTCTGCTATTGCTAATGCTAATTCTTTTTCGGTCATGTCATACTGTTTTGCTTTTGTGCTAAAGAATGTTTTTATTTTACCCATAAAACCATCAATTATTCTTTGGTAACCTACAGAAGTTTTATCCTGAGTTTTTAAGAAATTTATCATTTTCTTTAATGATACTTCATCGTCATTCAAAGTGTTTCTTAGTTTTTTAAAGTTAGCAAATGTCATAACTCCGTCCATTTGGTCGCCTACATTTCTTATGTCATAATCACCAATAGCATTTTGTAAATCTTGTTGAGGAACTCTAACTCCATTTATATCTGCATATAACATTCCACCAGATGAAAATAATCCATATTGATTTCCTTGTTTGTCTCTAACTAAAGCTCTATATACAGGCTCTCTGTAGTTATCAGTTTTTGCTTTTTGTCTATTAATTTCATTATCAATTTTTTGTTGCTTTTGTTCCTTTGCATAATTGTATGCTTCAAACAATGTTCTTCCTGTGCTTGTAGGTGTTCCAACTTTAGGAGCAGATGCTTCTAACCCTTTCATAGCCATATCAAGAGCAAAATCAGTTTGTGTAAAATCTTTCAATATATCCATAAAACTTTTCTTTTTAGGAGTACCATCTTTGTTTGTATCTGTTGTAGGTGTACCTAATCCGTAACCATGAGTATAACTTCCCTCAGAAGCAGGTAAGGTTGGTCTGACAAAGTTTGGATCAACACCTGCATTGGCATTTGTATTATTTTGAGGAGTAGTAAAAACAGAATAAGGAGATGTTCTTTGATTATTTTGTGAAAAGTTGTAAGTATATCCACCTTCTTTTGCAGGTGCAGAAGGACTGTTTAAAATTCCACCTGTGTTTTGTTCTACAATTTCTTCGTTTGAAAGCAAACCTTGTTGATTAGGATTTACAATACCTGTTGGTGTTTGTATGACTGTTTGTGCAGATTGTGCATTTTTATTTGTAGGATTAGAGTTAAATAATTGAAAACCCTCTTTATTTGGATTAGCATCAAAAAAATCTAAAAAGGAATTACTATTTTGATTTTTAACTTGATTATTTTGATTACCATAAGTTGTTTTATTTCTTAATGCTAAAGCTACCATTATAAGAATCCTCCTAGTAATCCACCACCAACAGCACCCATCATAGGACTAATAACACCACCTGATTTACCAGCAATATTCATACCTGCCATAGCACCACTCAATAGTCCACCTGCACGATCTCTAAATACTGGTTGCGTAGATATTTGATTTGTTGCATAGTTTGCACCTAAATTACCAAGATAATTTTCTAATTTTTGATATGGTTTTAATTGCTCATAATCGTATCTAGCAATAGCGTCTTGTAACTTTGCTTGTTCTAAACTTTCTTTTTCAGATCCAACTAATCCTAATTTTTGAATATCGTTATAATCCATTTCTCCAAGAGTAGGTGCTGTACTCATGGTATCGACCATAATGTCTCTTTCTCTATTATATTGATCTCCATAAACTTGATTAGCAAGATCACCTAGTTCTCTTGTTAGGATTTCTTGATTAGCACCTGAGCCAAATCTACCTGCTTTTGAAAATTGTGAATTAACTTTACTTGTTACATCGTCTGCCATTTGATTATACAATGCTTGTGTATAAGGGTTAGAAGTAGGTGATAAATAATCACCTGATAGAATACCACTAGCTTCTGTTTGTGATTGATTTAATAATGGATTTCCTGCTGTTGCTCTAGCTGTAGCTAAATTTAATGCTGTTTCTGTTTCAGGTGCAAAACCTGTATAGGTAGCATTAGGAAAATAATTAGGCATAGCAGACTCAAACAAGTCTTGGCTGTAATCAATAGCTTGAGTAAGATATGGTCTAATAAATTCTGATGGTTCTTGTGATGCAGAACTTGATACGACTGATGATGGTGATGATCCTTTTGACATTTTATATTTCCTTATTTAGTAAGTATGCTTTAACTCTAAATCCTTTCAATTTTCTTACCCAACCTTTACGCCCAGCGACTTCAAGGTGAGTACAATTTTCTTTCTTTGCAAATTTTTCTATTACTTTTTGTATTCTTTCTAACCAGTTTTCTAGATTTTTTCCTCCAGCTAAAAAGTATCGTAATACTTTAGACTGAGGGTATTGTGCTATTTCGGTTACAACAGCACTCTCGACTTTATTGTTATTCCAACTAATAAATAGTTGCATACGATCATTAGCTAATCCGTATAGTATGTCTTGAATACTATAAGTTTCGTCTAATGCTTTCTTTAATAATGGAGCTACTTGACTCCATATAAATTCAACATCTTCACTAGGTACTCTAGTGACAACATTATCCAATGACACAGTATGATAAGTTTTGGTCTGTGTTTCCTGAACTTGCATGAGTTAATGTGGCACTCCCATTTGATCTTGCAGAAACATGAAGTCCGTTAAGTGCTGTTCTACCATTTGCAGTTGTTGGCATAAACAGTATCACAGAATTACCACCAATACGAGCATCGGTTAAGGTAGTCGATGTAGCACTAGCAGTTAGTGTTATTGTTCCTGTACTGTTAAGTTTACCATTGATTGTATTGTTCAATGATGTTGAAACTAATCGTAAATGTTGTCCTGTATCAGGTATCGATAAAGGTACTTGAGGAAATTGATTATCTGCCACCTTCAGGTCTCGCTTCTATATCTACACCTGACATGGTGTTAAAGTTACCTGTCACACTTACCCTAATGCGATGATATCTAGATGTACTCCGTAAAGGACAAGTGCCAGTATCATTAGTGCTAACAGCACTGCCAGTTGTTGTGGTGTCAAGTTGTGATTGCCTCGTAATCGGTGTTATTGTTACAGATGTATTTGATGTTCCATCAACAATAGGTCTGCAATTAATTAATGTTGATCTTTTACCTTTTGCACCTTCAAACTCTGTCGTATCAACTGTAGCATTTAAACTATTCGCAATAAACTTTCCAAACTTATTAGCAGAGTTAAAACCAGCTAGACCAACAATACCTTCTTTATAAAAGTAGGAGTCTAATGATTTAGGTAAGTTATCTAAGTCACCTAACACATCTAAACTTTCTAATGTTGTAAATGCTTCTTGTGATGCACTAGCAATAAACTGTAAGTCTTGTCCACTACCTGTACTCCATTTATCGACTGCATAGTTGTAAATTAATAATTTATTATTAGTAGTTCCTGTAGCTCCTGATCCACGATAAGACCATACAACAATACTATTGTTGGGATCGATAGCAGAGGTAATACCATCAAGGTTAGAAGATAAGTCCTCAAAAAAGAAATTATCTACTTTTGCATTTCCTATTGGTGTTAATTGTTGTCCACCTGTTAGTTTGTAGAAACCATCTTGTGCTAAGAAAAATATTTGATTTCCGTAAGAAGCAACAGACTTAGGTGCAAATGCTCCAATGTTATCTGCTATTTTATTAAACTGAAAGATTAATGGAGTACCTACATATTCCATTCTGTAGATAGCTTTTTCCATAAAGATTACACCAGCACTCTCACCACCTACGATGGCTTGAATATTACCATGTGATCCTACAATATCTTGGAAACCTGATTGTGTAGCTTGGCTTGGTGTCCATGTAGAACTATCATTAATACCTGACCACTTTACTCGTTGGTTGTAAGTAGTAGAACTTTCTGTTGTATATCCAGCTACTACAAAGTCTCTAATCACTGCGATGTATTTTGCTTTTAATGATACTAGATCACTAAAGGCACTATCTACACCTTCTTCAAACTTTTGTATGTTGTCTGCAAAGTTAGTAGCGATGATGTTTGAGCCAAACTGTGTAAATGCCCAAAAGTCTCTAGCGTTCTCTGTAGTAGAGTTATTGTAGCCACCAGCTTTACTTTTATCTTGAAAGACAAGAGAGGAGTCCATCTGATAAAGTTTAGTAGCATCACCAGCATAGTTCGTAGAACCACTAGCACCAAAACTTGTAAATAAACCAACAGCACTACCTGTTAATCCTGTACCACTTAATGCCTGAAAACCAGCTAGGCTTTTATATCCTTTTGCCAAAGGTAAGACATTATCAACTACTAAAGCACCTGAGTTCTCGTAAGTAGGTAAGTCAGCTTGTAAATCGCCAAACTCAATCATCTACACCACCTGTGGTGTGGACATCTGTAAAGGAGAAGATGTAGTTGATCCTCTTGAAGAAGTTTCGTTAGCATTTTTTAATGCTTCTTTATATAAAGTTGCCCAAGTATTTATCCTTTCGTCTTGCATAATAAATGGTGCAGACTCTGCTAGTGAACCATATAAGTACAATTCAGGATAGTTTGTTAATATTGTATTTGTTGTGTTATCGTCTGATAACGAAGATATGTTTTTATAATAATTTATTTGTAATGTTGTTGCTGAGTCAGGTGCAACACCTAAAAGAATATTTGTACCGACAATAGTAAAATATGTAGGTTTGCCTCTACTTTGACTTGCATTATACTTGTTGTAAAAATCACTGTTATTTATAAATCTTAATGTGCAATAGGGATTACTTTGATAAATGACTGTTGTCGCTTCAAGATAACCTGTAGGCAAGGCATAGCTTTGTGTACCAGCAACAGTAGTAGTTGATGTGTCTGTGTTTACCATTTCTCTTACTCGTAACTCTCTATTAAGTCTAGCCTCAGTTAAAGTAATAAAGTCACCTAAGTATGCAGTGAGATCACTTCTATTAAGGTAGTTTGCAATAGTAGTTTTGAGGTTGGAGTATGTGTCTAATGCCATTATAAGTTACCTGTATATATTCTAAAATGTCTGTTATCAGAGTCGTTTAACCAACGAAAAAATCTAGACTTATCTAAGACTTTACCATTGTAATTTAAGATGCCTTTTTTAGCTAATTGATGAACTACAATGTTAGGTAGTCTAGCAACACGATAACCTTTTTCATGTTGAAATGCTTTTGCTTTATATGCACCTTCATTTTGTGCTTTTTTATTAGCATCTAATATTTCTTTTATCGTTGCTGGATCTTGGTAGTTTTCAATATGATATTTATTCTCAGCTTCATCAACAATAAGATTAGTTTTTACTGATGATTGATCGTTAGGATCGTTTAGTGAGAATTTTTTTGCCATTACTTTATTGCTTTAGCTATCATCGCATCTACAGTATCTTTCATGGATAAACCTTGATTACCTGAAATGCTTAACATTGGATCGTATTTACGATCACCCATTGATGTTTGTTTAGATTGTTTCTTACCATCACCTTTTGAAATCATTTGGTCTGATTTCTTTGCGTTAGCTACAACCTTAAACAACTTTGATGTATGTTTTTTGTTTGTGAATATTGCCATTTGTTCCTCTCTATAAGTAAAGGGGGTGCATGAAACACCCCCAAGATAAATAATTATGCAGTTAGGTTAAAGATACCATAGTTTGCGTTAGGTGCTTTTGCACATAAAGTCCACTCAGCTAAGAGTAACTTCTTGTCAGAGTCACCAGTCTTTGCAAGATCAGATGTTTGGAATGGTCTTAGGAAATCCACTGACCACATATCCATTTGTAGGATATCTACTCTGTTTGCATTTTGATGTCTGTTTGGTACGAAAGCTACCTCACCGAAATCAGATACATAAATGTCAGTCGTACCGATTGATACTCTGTCACTCGCATCTTTGTATTTCGTTGCCACACCAGTAAAAGCTGAAGCTAGTTGTTTGTGTGATGGTGACATCATTACTGTCTCAGGCTCTCCACCTAATTCAAAGGCTTTTAAAAGACCAGCTTTTAATAATGCCTCTGTGTAAGTTCTGTTTGTGCCACCAGCGATTGCTGTTGCACCTGTACCAGCAGGAGTTGCTGATGGTGAACCATTAGTTGAGAAGTTACCAGCAGATGATGATGTACCTGGTTTGTTACCACCATACCATGTTCCAACAGAAGCAGTTTCTCTTGCAGTTGTTGCGTTACCAGCGACTTTTGCATTTTCGATTCCTACTAATGCTCTTTCCATGTCTCGCTTGATCTCTTTACCCATCTTTGCAAGTTGATAAGCCATCTGTGTGGACATACCAGCATTATCTACTGCATCGTCAGTACCAGAAATAGTTACTGATTTTGAGGAGATTTGTGTTTGGTTGTTAAGTCTCACAGTTGCAGTTCTTGCATCGCCTGTGTAGTCATCACCTTCGATTTGTGCGTTTGCACCAGCATCAGCTAATGAGTCTGTCTGCCATTCGTATAGTGTGTTAGTTGCTGTACCTTTTGATGCGTTGCTCATAAAAGGAGTTTCAGTCGGTGAAATATTGTAAATTACATCAGCTAAATCTTCTCTTATAGAGTTTGCACCATCATAGGTATCAAAAGTATTGGTTGGTTGTGCCATTACTTATTCCTTTCTATGTTGTTGTTATTGAGAATACAATTCTTGTAAAACAGAAACAGCGTCATTCACTTTTCCTGTCTTTCTAAGATTTGCTTTTTTAGATTTCAATCGCTTTGCAACTTCATCATCGTCTTGAACTTTAGCACTAGATGAACTGACGACCTTAGATACCTTTGTTACTTTTTTATTTTTCAGGTTAGCTTTCTTTAACTTATCGTATCGATAAGCATTGGCTAACATAATAACGGATCTATGATCTACTAACATATTGATTTCTTGATCTGTAAAACCAATATCTTTGGCGTAATTTGTTAAATTTTTAACAAACTCTCTACCTTTTTCTTTGTCAGCATAGATAGGCAACTTCTCTGCAAGAAGTTTTTTCTGTTGTTCAAGATACACATTGTAATTTTTACTCTGTTCCTCTTGTTTTTCAGATCTTATTCTTTCTTGCTCTTTTATAGAAGCCTGTAGTAATTCTTTTCTGCGATCTTGTTCAGCTTTTGCTCTCACATATTCAGCAGGATCATCTCTGTAGAGTTGATCTAAATCTACACTATCTTCACTAGTTTGTAAGTGTTGAGATAAAACATGAAGTTGTTGTTCGTATTGATCTCTTTTGATTTTAGCCTCCTCGTTCTGCCTAGTGTATTCATTTTTCAATTCTTCTACACTCTTTCTATCTTGCGATAGTTTTTCGGTTTTACGAGTATAATCACTTTGTCGAGAATAACCATTCGTGAGTTCATCAAGGGTGACTTCTTGTTCTTGTCCATCGACAACAACTTTATAAAGTTCCTGACTAGTTTCAGATGGTTGTTCATCTTCAATATGATCTATTAGTTCATCATCGTCAAAAGCATCTTCGATATTCGTTTCCGAGTCGCTTACCTCTTTTGTTGATTCTTCACTTGCTGTTTCCTGAGTCTTAGAGGCTTCCGTATTAAGTAAGTTCTTCAGGGCATCAGCTACCTCTCCTTGTGAATTAAGAGGTTTGGGCGTTGGTGCAACAGATTCACTGGGAGTTTCTGTTGCAGAATCCATTACTGGTTGTTCTGCCATTTATATTTCTCCTGTTATTTTTTTACAATCTTGCCTGTTTCCATAACTGATTGTATTTGCATCAAGACAACTTCTAACATTCTTCTCATGACAAAGATGTTCTCTCGTTGTTCTGAATCTTTTGTGTCAGAGTTTAACCAGTCATTGTGTAACTCTGTTCTAACTTTTTGTACTGCTTCTACAAAGATAGGGTTTTCTAATATGTCTTTAGCTTGTTGGCTTCTTTTAACTTCATTATTTGCCACGATTAAAACCACCTAGCTTTTGGTCAAAACCACTTACTCCTTGATTTGCTATATTTCTTGCTATGTTTTTAGCCACAGCAGATTGATATGCATTATTATTTCTTGTGCCATCTGCATTTCTTAATGGACTACCAGTAATAGTTTGTCCTGAATTGTCAGTTGTTATTGTTGCACCTTGTGGTGTAAATGTTTTACCTGTAGCAGAGTCATAAACGTTTCTTCTGTTTTCAGCTTGTTGCATACTATTTAGTAAATCATTAACTGTGCTTCCTTGATTACCTGTTACTGCAAGATTACCCACTCTATCTAAGTAATTTTGTGGAGAGTACATTCTTAAAGTATTATCACCAACCATAGTACCGAAAGCAAAAGGATTATTACCTTGACCATAAATTTTGTCGTTAGCAGTTTGATTTAACATAGTTTGTACTGCTGTATTAAATCTATTTGTTCTTCTATTTTGACCACCTGTAAATGCGTCTAAACCTTGTGCAAATAAATTTAATCCCATAAAAGGAGTATTTGCTTTAAATCTTGGATCAAAATCATAATACTTATCACCACTTATTGATGCGTCTGACTTTGCTTCATTAAAATATTTTTGTATTTCATTACTTGAACCATAAGGATCAGTAACATCACTTGCCATTCGATCATAAGTTTTTTGATCTTCAGTTCTATTATCAACAAAACCATCATCATTATCATTATTAGATGATTGTGATTCAATTAACTTACAAGAATTTGTAGCTACATCATAATAATAACCATTAGCGTTATCACATTGTGGATTACCATTTTCGTCTGCGACTGGTGGAGTAAACGGAGGTTTAGGGTTTACATCTGTTTCATTAGCATAAAAACCTTCAGGAGAATAAGGATTTCTAAAGACACCAAACTCATTCATATCTTGTGTTTGCATAGGAGTTGTTGCTGTAGTGCTTGTGCCTAAATAATTGTTGATGACATTTTGTGCATCAGTACCTTGAAAAAATGGTGTAAATGCCATTAGTTAATACCTTCCTTTAAAATTTGTGTTGCTAATTTTTCTTTATCTAATTGCTTACCTTCTTCTTGTTTAAGAATTTCAGTAGCTAATTTTTGTTGATCTAAATTCATTTTTTCAGTTTTATAAATTTCGTCTGATTGTTGTTTTCTTGCTTTTAATTGTAAGTCTGCTTGATCTTTTGCTCTTAGTCTTTGTTGTTCTGCTTGAGCTAATTGCATTGTAGGATCAGGTTGTTGTGGTTTAGGGGGAGGGGGTGGCATCGTTGCTGGGTTGTTAAAGAACTGAGAAGCATCTTTGTAACCAGCGTTTTCTAAATATTTCTCTAGGGTGTTATAAATCTTTTGAGGATCGACAATACCCATACCACCAGCACCGATTAGTTTTTCTTGTACTGCTAAAACACGACCTAAGACTTCTAGTCGTTGATCTTGTGATCCTGTACCTAGTCCAACTTGTACTGTTGCGTTGTAACGATCTACCCACTCTCTAGGATTCATCGGTACAAATTTATTTCTTAACTTAATAATTCTTTCTTGATCTTGGTACTTACAAACTAATGTCAAGATACCTTGAAACATTCTTTTGATACCTTCACTAAAGTTTCTTGCATAGAGTTCAATTCGTTGTGTCGATGCGTTCATCATCACATTGGTACTACTTGCAGTTGTATGTGATTTGTTAATCTGATCGGCATCTAAACCCATTTGGACTTTTGATACACCTGATCGTGACTCACGAATATTATCTACTTTGTCTAACATCGCTAATCCTTGACTCATGAAGTTTGGTGAAGCTAGGGGGGTGACTGCGTTGGGAGACTTAACTCGTACTATCCCCCCAGCTCTAGAAGTAAGGAGATCGTCTATGTTTGCTTGTCCATCTACTACAACTGTACGAGCATTGTTTTGTAGATAGGCGTTATTAAGAGTTTGCCTTAGGAGGGTAGTCTTAATCTCTTGCACATCGCCAATTAAATCATAGATAGATAAACCATAAAACCTGTGTGGCATTGGGATAGCTGTGACCATCGCAAAAGGTATTTGCTCTATCGGTTCATTCTCTAAGATGTGATAAGCATTGGGTGCTGATCCACCCACAACAATGTGTCTTAGTTCTGCAATTCCATCGTTATCATAATCACACTTCATGTAGCAATCAATGACTGATACTCGTGTCAGTAAAGGATCAATGTTTTGATATTCTTGAGGCATCGTCTCATCGTCATACGATCTTCTTGTAACAGCCTCTGTGTTATAAATTTCTTCATCAGCTACTGGTAGTTCATTGACAATCTTCTTGTCAAAGCCCATACTAATTAATTCTGATCTTGTTTTAAAAACTCTTTGTCCAATAAAGTTACAATCTTCTAAACTGTTTGCTGTTTTACTAACTAAAATACTTTCAGGTGCTACATTCTCAATACAAACACGACCATATTCTTTCACACGCTTAACTGTGACGTTATAAGTCTGTTCCGTAAAGTCTTGATTATCAATATCTAAGTCAGTTGCTGTATCTTCAACCTCTACAACCTCTATTTCAGGATCTGCAAGTATTGCTTGGTACTCAGCAGTAGTTAAATTCTCATAAGACTCTTGTTTTTGCTCTTTATCTGTTTTCCAGTAGTATTTGACGAAGCCATTTTTAGAAATAAGGGCATCTTTGA